CAAATGAACAACCAAACGGTGATACAGAACAAGAGCCTGATACTGAAGAATGACACATCAACGAAGCATGTTATACGGGTTGACCCCGATGACGAGGCTTCTGTCATGCACGTATGGATTCGTGACATCTCTTTCTTGGATATACAAAATGCAGCCCAAACAATGTTTAACATTGTAGATGGCGAACTTACATTCAACCTTAGCGGATATTGGGAATATGCTTTTTCCAATTGGATTTCGCGCACTGACCCTGATTTGACAAAAGAAGAAATCATGTCATTGAAGGGGTACGTTGGTGACCAAATTGCCAAAATTATGCCGCAACCTAACGAAGTAGCAGAGGCCATGCAAGGGGGGTTTACCAATCCGAGCAGTTGAAGGTAGAACGGTATATTGAAAAAAGGAAAATTGAAACGCCGGAAGATATTGAGTATCAACTACAAGGATTAGCGTATAGGGTGGCAAAGCACTATGGGGTATCACTGTTGGAAGTCTATTCAATGCCACCTGCTATCTTCAAGCAATCACTCGCTTGGGCGTTGGTCGTAGAAGAAGAGCAAGTTAAGCAACAAGAAGTAGCAAAACAAAAAGCAAAGAGCAACGGTAACGAAACAGTAAGATTGGATTACTCATTTTTGGATAAGGAGGACTTTTGATGGCAGGTTTAGCGGCGTTGATGGGTTCATTATCGGGCGCAACTTCAATGTTAAATACCATTGGTTCAGGTTTCAAAAACATTAGTCAATCAATTTCAAATTTCATTCAAAATATAAAAGATACTGCAAAAAAAGTTGAAGATGCATTTGGTACAGCATGGGATATGGTGAAAGAAAAATGGAATACGAGTGTCGTAGAGCCTTTACAACCATTCTTTGATTTTATGAGCGAGTCAATATCTTCTCTTAGTGGATGGTTTGATGAAACATTTAACAAAATACATGAAGCGTACAAAACATTCATGTTAGACCCTTGGGGCAATTTGATAGATTTTATTTTGAATATTCCCACAATGATGCTTAGTGGCTTTACTGTTGCTTTTGAAGGCATAGGTAAAATGTGGGATGGTGCTTTGATACTCATGGGTGCATTGTGGGATATATATCTTACAACCCCAATAGGTAAATTTTGGAGTTGGCTTGGTGGTAAAGGTTCAGAAGCATTAAATTTTTTAGGTGGTATTTGGGAAGGCATTGGTAATGCTTGGGACACCTACGTTACAGACCCCATAGGTGATGCATTTGATTGGCTCATAGGCGCAGCATCGGGTTTTGCCTCATCTGTTATGGACATAATTCAACCTATTATTGATGCGGTGAGTGGTATAACCGATACCATAGGTGGTGGTATAAGCGGCGCTGTGGGTGCTGTAGGTGGGTTCTTAGGCTTCTCACAAGGTGGTATCGCATCCGGTCCATCCAGTGGTTACCCGGCTATGTTACACGGTACAGAAGCCATCGTACCTTTACCCAACGGTCGTTCTATTCCTGTTGAAATGAGTGGTGGCGGAGGCCACAGTTTCAATATGACATTCAACTTATCCGGTCTTACCGACAGAAGTGACAAGCGACAATTTGCACGTGACATTGGTAATATGGTACAACAAGAAGTTGCCCGTTCATTGGGTACAACAACGATGAGGGGTAGATACTAATGTCAAATATTCCCATTCGTTTGGTACATCAAAACGGCGACATTACCGAACTCATGGCGACCGACGTAGCACTTGATGTTGAGCGCAAAACCGGTGGTATGGCAATGCCTCTTTCGGGTAGCACGCGACTTGGTTTTGATTTAAACATGAACAATGCTACAATTATCATTAATGGAATTATCACAGATGACACATTTGTAAATACTAATGCAAGTGCTTTGGCTTCATATGCAACAGTTGATTTTTCTATTTCATTTAAATCGGGTTCAGAAAGTACCACTGCTGCGGAATCTTGGTTGACGGGTGGTGGTGAACAAGTAGAATATTCAAGTGGTTTGTATGCGACAACTACAACTGTTGAAAATGCTATAGCGGGTATTCGACTTAATGATACTGATGGTAATTATCACGTAATACATTTTGTAAGTCATTCAACTGCTCTTGACAACATAAGAGGGCAAGACACAGGCGCACCAGTTCCTTCAAATGAGCAATATTACATTGGTATTTACAGAACTGACACAAATGCATATGGAACTGCTGCACAAGTAGCAGACAATTTTTGTGATGTCATAAACAACCATCTTAGTAGTAAATTTGTTGCTGAACTCCAAACATCGAGTTTTACAAATGAAGCCAATACCCAAGTAAAAATTACTCAAGTAACAGCCGGTGATGATGGTGATACTCGTACACCTGTATCACTTCCCAGTTTCAACAATACTGCTAAAATTCCATATATGGCAACGTTTAGAGGTGGCAGAGGTTCTACAGACGGTGCAAAACAACTTTCCGCTGGTGACAAAGTAATGAATTTGTTTGGTATTTTGAATAACTCACAAAATAAAAGAACTGTTTCTGTTGGTAATCTTATTGAAAAATTCTCAGAAAATAAACGTTATGGTGATTACATTATTGCTATTCAAATACCCTATAATTCAAAATTTCATGGCGGTGGAAGCACAGGTTTAGAGTACAGTGCAAGAAATTTCTTTATGCCAACTGGTGGGACTACAACCGTAAGTGAAAAATCAACAGAAAATTCTGAACCTGCAAGCACTGAATTTTCTGAAGAGAGCAGATGGAATACAGGTATCAAAGGTTCTGTGCAAAAAGCCACATTTACGCAATTAGGCGGAGAGCCAATTTATTCGTTTACCATCGTATTCGCGCCCATTGATAAAATTTGGTGATGTCATGACAGCAATACGTCGTACAAGTCACGCGTATTTTTTTGATGGTGTAACTGACAGTATTATTGTTCCCCAAGGGCGGTTTAACAACGTAGGTCAAGAACTTCCTGAAGGCCCAAAAAGCCCAATTTCAATTCTTGGTGAATCTCCGCACGGAACAAAAGATACAACTTTTCTGACACAAAAATCAGATAGTGAATTTGCTATCGAAGCATGGGTTATACCCGATTGCGGTGGCGTTGTAGCAAGTTGTGAAGGTCAGTTTGAATTAAGTATCGGTAATGTCGATACAGCGGGTCCGGCGACATTCTCCGTCATTGTAGAGAGTAAAAATGGCCGGGAAAGAATTACATTAACCACGGCTGTTGACGCCTCTACGAGATACAGTGGCTCGGTATATCCTACATTTGATGGGGGTATACATGATTCTTACAACCGATTTATCGGCTCATCGAATGATGCTACAAATCTAAACATCAATCATCGACCCTTGATGCATGTAGTAGCGGGTATAACGTCAAATAAAGTTCAACTTGTAATTAACGGGCAACTGATGGCAAGCGCTGTATTACCACCGGATGCGAGAATTTCAAGAACAAATAATCACTTGTATGTAGGTGGTCAAGGTGGAGAATTTAGAGGAGTAATTGAGTCATTGCATTTTACAAACGCTTTCGGTGATGCTCTTTCAACTGATACTGCACCTCTTGTAAATGATGATTCAAGAGCATTGTATCGTTTTGAAGAGCCGTTGCAGATAGATACTACAGAATACACAATTATTGGATTGGGTAGTGACACTTCATCGGTGTATTCAGCGGCAACAGATGGGACCACAACGACCATCAAAATTTCTACAACTGAAGCAGAAAGTATGATTCTAAGTCTTACAGGTAAAGCACATACAACATTTACTTCTTCGACTGTTGACTTCACAGCATCACCTTACAGTATGGGTAAGTACGAAGTTGTCAATTACGTATCGAGTCCGGGTTCTGCATCTACCATGTCAGTGCCACACGTACCATACAATCTTCTCATTAACCCCGGTGCAATCAATCGAGATACACAAAAACCAAATCAAAAACCACCCGAGAGGGTTCGTTTGCACAGTATAAACGCAGCAACAGGTGTACTGACTGTCAGTAGTATTCACGTAGATTTTAACAACATGGCAACATCGGCGTTTGGCTCAATTGGATTACGCGGTGTATTGCATGACCGTACAGCAAATACTGACGATTATTTTGTTGTACTTGGTGCTGATTTATTGGTTGATAATGGTACAGGTAAACCGTATCAACCATCACATATAGCATCACAAGTTATTGATACAACAGGTCAAATGATAATTGATGAAGGTCCATTTTCCCAACATGGCATGGTGTATTCGACAAAAATGGCAACGACATCAAATTCGCCTAACAATCCATTTGCGGTAAGTTGGCCTACAACATTAGATGAATTGTATCAAGTAGGACATAGCGGGAGACATACATTTAGTCATGTAGATGGACACGAATTTTTACGTCAATTACCACGTGCATCATCAGAAAATCATGACCAAACAATAGGTGTATCATCTGACATTAGCACATTGGTGTATGATTCACAACACAAAGGATTGAAAACGGCTCTTCCAATTAACTCACGTATAGATGTATATACAGAACAAGGTGAAATGGAAATTCAAACATTTGTTAATTCATGCAAAGTAGATACAAGTGTCGATAATGGTTTACCTGACAGTAAACGAAAAATGATTGCAATAGGGCATAGTAAATTCAATTACAAACCATTTTTACTCAAAGGCCCACTACCTGAATTTGAAACAATTGATGCGAACACGCGCTCATATCACTTACGACCTGAAACCACCAGTCGCGTTGCTTTGCTCAAAGTACCTACACTTCAATCATCACACGACCTTGCACCGTATGTAGAAATACATTACAATGCAATTGATTTAACGGGTGCGTCAATGGGTAAAACATTCCCTATGTTGATGGTTGAAAAAACAGTTCCAGCGGGTAATTTTGTAATTACAGGCACTACAACTGTTTTGGATGTAATAGAATCTGACCTTGCAGACTCAACCAAAGATACAACGTTGTTTTCAGCAGGTGGGTATATTCATGTAACAATACCTTCAAATTCAACATTTGATATGTTTGAAGAAGCCAATTTATTTGTTGGAGACAACACGGGTGGATTAGAAGCAGATACAGAATTAGATGAATCTACATGTCCGAACAATTACACACCACCCAACGATGCTACGGCAAAACCAAATACTACACCACAAATTATTGCAGCATCTCATACTGATGTACCACATAACTCTGTGTTCAACAAATTGGTTGTTGGGACACCATTTAATTCTAAGACCAAAAATTTAACCGATGCTGACGATGGAACATTGAGAAGGGCTGTAAGTGCCACATCATCGGGTACAGGTGTATTTGACATTGGCTCAACACATGGTAATTCAAATGTATTTGAAATGTTTGACATTATTGATTTGAAGTTTGAAGGAGATGATGTAGGTATTTGTATTCAACCCACAAATCGAAAACGCACCAATCAATTACAACATTTACGTTCAAGGGTAGAACATCACAAGGAGCCAAACGTTGTATCATGTTTCTACATGATGGGACAACATCGTATACACTCTGTAACTGAAAGTGAAGGTGAAAGTGGTCTTGTAACTACAGTACAAACACGTAGCATGGCTGACAGCATGGTATCGCAGAATGTGAATATCATTGGTGAAGGCTCGCCTGATTCTACAATTGTCAAAGAGATTGAGCCAAACGCTCCGGTTGTCACCGTATCTCTTGGTGGTCCCGGTCAGGGTGCGGTGAATACCAAGCCTACGTGGGACCCGTCACCATTTGCACGACTACCGTGGTCTACACAACACGCTTGCGCTGCACAGGGTATATCGGTCAAGAACACGCCGTTTGGTGTTGTATCGAGCGTAACAGTAACAAACGGTGGTTCGGGTTACAATGACGCTACAAACGATGCAGCCACAGTAGAAAACGTCAACGGTAATGGCGCGGCTCTTACAGGTACAGTTACTGTAGGAACTTCTTCTACGGGGGTCATAGCCTCTTGGACTGTTACATCCGGTGGCTACAATTGGGCAGTTGGTGACACTTTCAAAGTAAAACAAACGGATGCGGGTTCAGGTAGCCCTTCGGCATCATCGGTTATCAAAACAAGTCTTTTGACCATCGCTACTATTGACGATGGTGCAACTGAAAAAGGAACTTGGTTATCCGTTGCACCGCTTAACAATGACTCACCTGATATGAAATCGTGGGGTACGTATTGTTTCCCAAAGCAAGGCCGCATCTATCTTGCCGATGGTGCAAGTGCTGAATACTACGCAAAGACAGGTTCTGCGTTTTTGTTTGACAGCACAGATGCATTGAAAGACAGAAAATTTTTGTTGAATGATGGACAAGCGGTAACTTTGTTTTCAGAATGGTGTGTAAGAAATGGTCTTACTACAATTAACCAAACTGGTGTGTTTGAAATTAATCAAGTTATTTACAACACAAACAAATTTTTGGATGAGAATTTGTGTCAAGATGGTACAACTGTCAACGACCGATTATTCCAAACCATGAATGATGTTACACACGATTATCAATTAGGTACACAATATGCCTCTACACGTGCGTTAGTCGAAATACCTGTATTCCCAAATCAATTCTTTCAAAATGCAACGGATGCTGTTTATCCCGGTCCTGATAACAGCATGAAGATACATCTCGATGCAACCTATACTGCACATACTTGGAATCCAACACCCGTAGGTCGTCGATGTAAAGATTCCGAAGCAAGTGACAAAGAAGCATTTTCATCCTTTAGCAAAAATTTTGCAAACAAAGATTTTCTATTATCAGCAAATATTACGTTAATTGAAATGAATAAAACATCACCTTCAGAAGATACAGGTGGTGTACCTTATCACGCTGTACATGTCGATAATCCTGATATTTTCCCAAGGGGAGATGAAATGCATCGGGTTGCGGACCATCAAGTTCCACTTGTGCGGAAAGTATTCCTTCCTTCAGGTGAGTGGGGTATGTATCGAGAAATTGATACTGACGAGAAATTTTTGTATATATCAACGTATAGTGAAAATTTCTTCCAAGAAGCAAAACCCGGTGTACCGCTATCTTTGAGTTCAATGTATGACACAGAATCTTTGATACCCATTGGTTCGGATTTTGACACACCCACCGCAGATTTTGAGAGTCGAAGTGATTACTATTTGGACAGAGCAAATGTGCAAACACAGGGTGGTAATCTCGATTATGGTTTGCGTCAATACGTAAGTGCAGTAGAATTCGCAGCAGGGCCAAAAGCAAATCCTCACGCACCGAGAATCCAATCAAAACGCGCTAAAGGTACTGTCAAAAAAATTGAACCACTGTCAAATCACAATGGCTACACAGGTTTGGCTATTGTGACTGTAGACAATGATGCGGCTGAATTGTTTCCTGAAGTTGAATATGAAACAACCGTAACAGGTAGTTCGGGTCAAGTCTTGACAACAGGTACTGTTGTTGGTGGATTAAACTACACAGGTTCGGGTACTCTTGCAACAAAAGGCGGACATGGCACAGGTTGTACAGTTACTGTGGCTGTCACGGGTTCTGCTGATAGACCTGTAGCATCTATCGCAAGTATTGTATCGGGTGGTTCGGGTTATCGTGTAGGCGATGTATTGTCAATTGTTGATAGTGGAATAGGTTCAGGTGCATCATTTGTTGTTGCAACCATACAAGAAAAATCAATGGTCTTGAGTGCTGGTGACGCATTGTATACAGCACAAGTAACATACGAAAATAACGATTACGAAATGTACTATCTTGGTGTCACACCAATGACCAATGCAGAAAATCTTGGCAATTCATCATTCTTGGTAATGACAGAGAAAATTAGTGGCGGTACGCCCTATGCTATACCAGCGTTTGTTACCAATATGGAAGGATTAGATATTCAATTGAAGAAGAAAGGTATGGCTGTAAAATCTGTATCTAACCCATCTTTACAACGTGACGATGAATTAACAACAGCCACATTTAGGTCGGTAGCGCATACTGGTGGTTATACAGGTGCGAATTATGATGAATGGAAATATCAAATAACGGCGAGTGCAGGTAGTACAACTACACTATATCTTACACAAGGAGATACAGAAAATGGTGCGCGGTTGTTACATGCCAACCAACAAGGTTTGGCTATTCGTGTTGATGATGAAATTTATGTTGAAAACCATGCCAGTTTAGGTGACATTGGTTATGTTGGAAAAGTAGCGAGCGTCACATCGTATTTGGTCCCAACAGCACCAATGTCACTTACACAAAATAGTGGAGGAACTATTTCAGCCGGTGCTACGTCAGCATTCTCTGTAAGCGCAAACCCTACTTCACATTACATCGCTGGTGATGTATTGTATGCGCTTATTGACAATGTACCACGTTTGGCGGGTATTGTAACTGCAAGCACCTCTACACCCAATATCACAATTGGTGGTGGAACAATCATTGATATTCCTGACGGCACAACATTGTTGCGTGGTCGAACGACTATCACGCTTGATGCAAACAATGTTTCGGCAATTACGGCTGATAATTACATTCGCGTTGGCACAGGCACAGTAATGCAAGAAGACGATGATGCGTTGTTAAACTCCACATGGTACTATCCTTACGCCCCCGGTGGTCTTCGTAACGGCGACACCGTATGGATGAATATGACAATGAACAACCCACATGCGGTTGAGGGTTTGTTCTGTAAGAGTCGCGGTGTATTGAATGAAGGTCAGGTATGGTCAGGTTTCAATGGTGGTGAAGGAACACTTGCTGTATCACGCCCACGCGAGAGTATACCGCTTGAAAATTTCTTGATTGCTGATAACTGTCTTGATACAGCAATCAACTTCGCACAACACGTAAACAAAACAGTAGAGTTGAATTATGAGGCAATGGGGTTAGATGCATCTCAAGCACCTACAATTGCATACGTTGACCCTTATTTGGCATCAAGTGACAAAGCACGTGTGTTGTTGTACGACGTAGCACACGACCGTGAGTTTATCGCATTCCATGATATACACATGCAAGTTCAATCAAGCGCTCAAGCATCGTATGTTGGTGTGCCACGAATGTTTAGTACGATTGATGGGACGTTTGATATGCCTTACACCATGTCCACCATTAACGGTGGTAATCCATCTCAATACAGCACACAAATTGATGTAGCAAATGGTTTCCCAACAGAAAACAAATGGCATCGTGCAACACAGCAATCAGCATTTATTGAAGGTGCATACGCTCACGATATTGCGAACAATCAATTTGGTGCTAAAGCAACGGGTAACATGGCTTCCCTTTCTCCAACACGATGGAAAGACCACTTTACAAACGCACCACCCTCTGTAAGACCAATAGCAATGAGTACCACAAATTCAGGCCATAATTATGTTCAAATTAACAATACAGCCGGTTATCCGAAAGGCACAACAACTGCAATGACCACACAAACTCTTCCCGCAAGAGAAATTTTCAATGTTGGTGACATTGTATATACTTCGCAATATGCATCGGGCGGAACTGCATCTATACCATTCACAGGCGTCATACTTGGAAAAGTTACAGCGGTTGCTGCGGCATCTATTACAATTGGTGCAGGTACAAATGTTCCCTTAATAGATGGTGCAGCGCTGTACAAAGACGTTAATCTCAACTACTACGGAAAATCACATGGTCATTACGTGCATTCCGGTCTTCGATATGAAGCACTTACAGATGACCGAGCCGTAGCCGATAGCGCACAACCAAGAACTACACCCGCGACATGTAATTCTCATTGGGCTAATGATTATCACATTGATTCACGAAAAGAAAAGAATACACTTTATCCGTTGATTCAAGCATTTAGAGATTCAAGATTGGCACTTGGCGATGATTACAAAATTCGTGAATCTTCAACTCTTTTTGATACACCTGATGGTACACGGTGTATTTCGGCATTCCTTGCACTCAAGGGTATTCGTTCCAAAGAATTAGATTTGTCTAACCACGAAGAAAGTAGATTGCAACATCTCCCGCATTGGACCCAAATGGATTTCGTACGTCGTTTAACAATTGACTTTGGTGAAATTGGACAGAAAGAAGGTATTGTAGATATTGAATCAGCCGCACGTGAAATTGTACGAATTGTAAATCAAGGTGGAGCCAAGAAAGGTCGCACACATGCACGAAGACCATCACATCAATATCCCGGTGAAAGTGACCGTTTTGATTTAGGTCGAATCGGTGCGCGACAAGATACTATGGATGAAAATATTGATGCAACAGCCGCCCACATAAGTGCTGATTTTGCGGCCACAGGTTCTACTTTTGACCCTGCGCCTTGGTGGGATGCGGGTAACGCGCAAGAAAATAGTGACCGTGGAACTCACATGGGTTACCTACGCGCTCATCTTGGTCGTGTAATTGAAGACAGAAATGGGCAAACCGGGTTTACAATTGTCATACATTCAACAATTCCCGGTGCAAGTGGGCGCAATTTTTGCCTTTGGTTGGACAACAGTAAGGGTCAAGCAGCCTATCAACCACAATTTTTGATTGGACATGGAGGGCGTTTCCGAAACTTTTGGTGTCAGCCTGATGAAATTCTTGGGGAAAATATGCATCCAGCGCCCATGCCTTTGAACAAACATGGTCGTCCTTTCGCACCTGTAACTACACTACGTGAGTATCTAAACACAGAATCAACTTCGGAACCATTCTTGAGTAATTCAGATTATGGTGATAGAGGTGACCCCCACAAAGAAGCAAAATTAGATTCTACCGCACACCTTCGTTTACTTTCATCAACAATGGGTTCAGGTATGACTTCTAATACGGTGAATGATGAATCGTTTGAAATTCAAAGCCCCGCTGCAAGTTTCGTTGAAGGATTACGACCTGCTTCTCGCGCTACAGCAAGAGTAAACTTTGGTGGTTTGGTAGAAAGCGGTGTACCGGGTTTTGCACCCGATACAGGTCCGTGGGGTTTTGGTCGTAAAGGAGACAAGAGATTTGCCGGATATTATGGAAAACGGTATTTATACGGTAAGGAATTAGATATTCAAAAATACACAAGCCACGTGCCTTCAAGCCAAATTACCAATGAAAGTATAGGCGAAACACCGGTATATGGGTTTAGATTGGTTGACCACTATGGTAGAGGTCATGGACTTCGTTACATCTATCGTAAGTTCGGAGAAAAATTCTCTAACGAGCAAACTATCTTACCATCTACGATTGAAAATGAAGTGTGTATTTTCTTCAATGACCAAGATGTTTCGCAAGGTGGATTTACATTAGGGCATCACATGTATGGTGCTGGTGACGCCACAGGTAGAATGACACCAATTGATGAAATTACAGGTGGTGGAGTTGAATTCGCTTCTTCAAAATACAAACATTGGCGTGGTAACAAATGGCGTGGTGTACCTGCAACAAATATGGCGGTAGGTGCTATATCAACCTATGATGCTACAAATAAAATTCTTACAGTACAGTTAGAAGTGCCATATCATGGTAACACACATCCGGTGATTGGTGGTGTAAGAGCAGTTTCGTCAGTAGATATTCTTGGATATTTTGGTTTCCCAAAAACTGATGGTTTAATACAAATAACTGACAGACTAATTGACAGTGATTCATTAACAGGTGATAGAGGTCATACATATTCTTACACACATAGAACTGTATCAACTGCGTATGGGTTGCAAAATCATCAATTTTTTGGTGTTGAGGGGGACACATGGACACCGGTAAATCACAGCACAAGTCAACATGAACTTACTGTATCAGGCATAGCCACGGATGGTTCTGAAGATTTCGGAGTATCTACAATTGATGTTAAAACATTAATTTCACCTGTATTGAATCATACCACGTTAATGACAGATGAGTTGATGGCGGCTGTAACAGAGTTTGCAATTAACCTTGCCGACCCAAATGAAATTGAAGGAGCCGTGTTTGATTGCACAAACATGTATGCTTTTGATGGTAGAACATTTGGTGAATGGGGTGTAGCACCTGATGCTATCCGAGTAAGAGCGTTTAATCCTGAAAATAAAATTAAACCAATATCGCAAATGTTTACAGCATCAGTGCATCGAGATTTGGGTATACAAGCAACTCATAACGAATTTGGTGAATATGAATATTTAGGCGCACCAAGTGACCCTTCGATTGCTTCTACGGGTAAATGGTTCATATACAGTGGTGATGGTACAGCAAATAGTCCATATACCGCTTTATCAAACACTGATATAGACAATCAAAAACGTTATCCTTGTGGGTATATACCAAACACAATTTTACAAATTAGAACAAAAGGTCGTGGTTACCACGCAAACACACCCACACCTGTGCTTGTAGATTCTTTCAATGACCCTGTAGATACTGAAAGATGGAGAAAAAATCTGAAAGGTGTGAATTTTACTGAATTACCCGGTGACCATATTTTACCAAGAATTAACAATCCTAATGTTGAATTATCTGATATTGATATTCAACAAAGTTTTACAGTTGGTGGGGGTACATACAACAACGAAACAGAAATTGAACATACATCAAGTTCTCTAATTAAAGTAGGATTTGTTGTATCGGGTAGTGGCATACCTGAAGGTTCTACTGTTTCATCAATTACAAGTGATACAATTTTCCAATTGTCACAAACAACCACAGGTGGGTCAAAATCAGGCGAGACATTAACATTTACACCACCGTATAGTGATAATACCCCATTCGATATATTGGATGGTCACGTAGCCTTAAGGTCTGATTATGTTTCAAATTATGGTTATGATTCTCCTACAGGTACTTGGGAACAAGAAATTTCATTCTTAGTCAAACCACCCACCGCGAGAGGCACAGAAATGAGAGATTCTGTAGGTAATGATTTCAAAACTATTTTACCTTCGTACGGTGAACAAAGAACTGTTTATCTCGGTAGTAATCCTAACGCTTCTGCGTTAGTTGAAGGTATCAATACAATTGTTTTAGCGAATATTGAAGAAAGAACAGGTGTAGGTGTTCAAGTAAATGGTAATTTTTCAGCAGGTGCTGCTTCTACTATCAACACAAAAACTGTAAATGCAAACAAACAATTCAAACCTGCTGATTACATTTTTGTAAACAGTGGTGAACCTATTGGGCAATATGCACTTACTACAGCAGCATCTAATTTTGGTTTATCGGGTACAAATTATCAAGCACTATCGGATAATGATTCTCTGTATTATATCCCTTCAAATAGAGTTTTGAAGTGGACACCGGAATCAGCAACAGATGCATGGAATAATATGATTGAAAGTGCTTTACCACTACGAGAAAGAAATTTGTCATATTTCGTAGATAAAAGAGCGAGACTTTTTGATGGCTACAGACTCCACGGGAGTGCATTCTCGGAACCAATCGTGTACTTCCGTGGCGCACGTGATAGCGTTGACCACAGTGTACCGCTTTACTTCGGTGGTGGATTTAGTGGCGTAGTCATAGATGTGAACGACGGCACACAGAATGACTACTCGGAGTTCTACACACATCCATACTCAAAGGGGCCAACAGGTTGTGCAGGTATACAACATGCAAATGAGATTAGCACTTCGTTTGCCAACATTGATTGCAACGCTCTGATGGCATTCTTCCCCGGCACGGCTCTTACAGACAATCATCGTGGGTCGCGTGGCAAACCGTTCTACAATCAAGACAACGTGTTGAGTCCTGACATGACAGTAACGGGTGCTACGGTTATTGCTTCACACCCTTACCCTGCGAAGTATTCAGCGGGTATGTTGATTCAGAAACCATCACCGTTGGTGTTACGGTTTGCTCATCCTACAGCGCGTTACGAAGACCACGTTACAGATACAGAAAACAAAACAACATACATTGTATTTGGACCCGGACAACCCTTCCCTTCAATGGAAGACAATGCAAACAACACCAATGAACCTGATACAGCGTATGCGTTAATACAAGGTAACACATGGTCAACATTGGGTTTGGCAAATCTTCCTAATTCAATTAACAATAACGACTTATTAGAAGGACCATTTGATGCCACATATCAATCAAACTACGGCTTTTTCCATTGGAGGACACGATTAAATTGGGAACCGGCAAAAGGTGTACCATTAATTGGAACAGCGCACGGTACAGCGGGGCTAAATCAACGACCCGAAGACGGTCGATTTTATGGTGATAGTTTTACCAATGTACGTGCAGGTGGTGATGTTGTAAACGCCAACACCTCTCAATATTACATGAATGCACACCCAACAAGACATTGCGTATATTCGTGGTATGGGTCAACACGTGCAGCAGATTACGTTTGGCATATGGAAGGTGGATATGCACCGGGCGGCTCATGGCTTGATAATCAAATTACATGTAACCCACCACACGCATTGAGTAATTACCGAGTGGCAAAATACAGTTGGACACATACACACCCAACATCTTTCCGTGTATCTGCGGCTATGGCAACATCTATACTACCAAACACAGGACCTGCAAATGCAGCGGCTGTGGATATGGAATACATTGTTGTTGATGCTACACGTTGTCAAAATGGTGAAGAATTAGCCACAGTGCTTGGTAATGCTATCAATGAACATCCCGGTGGTGGTGCGCTCAAGGCTATGGGTGGTACATTTATGCCGTCTATGGGTAATGCAATGCGTCAAGACCGCACAGGTTGGGTTAGTTTAACTACAGATGCAATGTCGTATAGCCATCATACGTTAGTACCAATAGATGAAACTGAAGCGGGTACTAAAACCATCTCATCAATTTTAACAGCAAGCGGTGACGTACATATTACAGCGCCTGTAACAAATCAAGCAACGGGTGAACAATTACCCGCTTGTGGGTGGTTAAGAACACAAGAAAGTGGCCGTAATCCTACAGCGCCCACTGATTTAGTCTTCCCTGCATTTGCACCATATCACAGTCGTGAAGTCTACGAAAGCAGCGGTAATTGGTTTGTAAGATTTTATCTTGCACCCAATCGAATTTCAGGTTTACCATTGTTTGAAGATGCATATACGTTTGACCAACATTGTAGAGGAAGAACTGTAGCAGCAAATACACTTTCATTCCCTGCGTTGGGTGCTGACCCCGGCGCTCAAGTAATACTGTGTGTATGGACAAAAGCAGGTGTTCACCGTATGAACAACGTCAATCATTCTGCACGTGACCACATGGCACAAGTTCACTTCAATGGACTAATGGATGCGATTGACCGTACAAGACCAATTGGTGCGATGGGTTGGGCCGGTGAGCGATACTCATATCTCAACACACTACCGATTACCGATGGTACGACTGTACCTGTGTCGAGTACAACAGAAACAACAGGTTCCGCATATGCCGCTGGTACAACATCTGCTATGACGATAACATCGGATATTAGCGCACATCTTGCTGTTAATGATACTGCGTTTAATTCTTCAGGTAACGCATTGGGTGTTGTTACGGCTATATCAACTACTTCGATGACAATTGGTGCGGGAACAAAGTATGCGCTCGCAAACGGTGAACTAATTTACAAGGCTACACAAATCAACAATGGTAGTGGATATGCGGTAAACACGACCGGTGCGATGACAACAAATGGCACAGCGGCGAGTACATCATTCGCTGTAGGTGAAGTTCTATACAAAGCAGATGGGAGTAAGATTGGTACTATTACCGCTGTGGGTTCAACATCAATTACAATTGGCGGCGGAACACTTGTTGCATTGGCTGACAACGATGTAATCTACAAAGCAAATCGTGTATATGCAGCAGGTAAGGGTGCATGGCATCCGAAACTCGGCTTCTCGCCATACGGTGCGGCGTCTTCATGCTTGAATGTCTTGAGTCATCTTCCGTCAGCATATCCGATGATGAACAGTCCTGAAGCGACTCCAATGGTTGATGGGTTTCAATACAACGTACCACATACGAGTTTAATTTTTGCGCCATATCATTTCCATGTGTTTAGGGGGTTAAGTGATTTCACAGCAGCGGGTTCTGAAGGTGTATATACTGCTAACTCAACCGACGCATATCATTATCGTTCGTACAGTGATAGTTCAACAACTTCTCACGACGGTGTGGTAAAATACACACCCGAGCATTACGACATTACCAACTTTGAATTACCATCAACGATGTACCACCCGCAAGGATTGTACAGTCGTGCGATGTTGGTTGTATCGTATGAGAGTGAATTACCACTTGTAGCCAAGCGTGACCGTGATGGCATCACATCTACAGGTGATTGGCTTGCAGTTGTCAGTAAAACAACCGCAGGTGTAGCGGCGGCTACGGCTATCACGTTCGCGGGAACAACTCAATGGAATGAGCGAATACACGACCCAAGCCGATTCACAGCACCTGCTACAGCGGGGCCGAATGTTGAGGCGCTGATTGCTACAGGTACATCGTTACCCACAGTAGCCGATTTGAATGATGCAGATGCAAGTCCATTCAATGCAATATACACATTACATTCGGCTGTATCTGCCGATTCTTCGTTGTTTAACGCTGAACCATGTTTGAATCACATTGGTGACCTGTTCTTTGATTACGATAAGAGTCCCGGTTCAGGACATTTGGAAACTTACACCGGAAGAACAGGTAGTGTAGAGCGTAACTTGGCACTCGGATGGGAAGAACGTTCAAGCGGGGCCGGACTTGGTGACCGATATGGTACTTCAGATGAAAACAATGCATATTGGATTGGTGACGTAAACGGATATGACACATACAAAAACAATCCCGCAAAGAACTTCAGTGTAGAACATGTAGTATGGAAGCGCATGGACGGTGGTAATCTGTCTTTACCTGCTTCTAATGCACGTGGACTTGGTGCTGTGCCTTGGATAACAAGAGTATTGAGTAATACACCACATGTAATGGGTGAGGAATTACTTGGTAACTGTCGCTTCTCCTTTGAAACAACAAACAGTGCAATGTTCCCTGTAATTCAAGCACAAGAATTGTCACACCCGCAACTTGCCGCACGCCACCCTGATGAACTACGAAATGTGATGATGATTCCAAACGAAGATATACAGTTTGAAGAAATTGAAGTGCAAGACGATACAGGCCAAGTTCACATTGTAGAAGGTGGCTCACCGTTTGGTACAATTATTCGTGGCTTCAGAACCATCAGTGACCGAGGAACAGAGGGGCTTGCTCCCGCAATTGCAAACAGTGGTATTTCACCAAACCTCAAAGTTCAGTTGCCCAATCCTGACAGTGTACCCGGTAACATCATTGTTCGTTCAGGATTTGACCCAATCCAAGCATACCAAACAGAAACAATTGGTGGGGGTGGAATGCTGCACCCAAGCATGGATTCGAGTGTCAAGCATTTGTTTAATAACAGTGTATTGAGTCCTCGTCTTGGTCCTTCTTTTGATAATCATAATTGGGAACACATTAGTCAAGAGTCTTCAGGTGTTGCATTCCCCGATGTCAAAAAGAGTGGTTGGGAAAATGCAACGGACAACAAACCTCTGCAAACATCGTATGAACTTCACGACCGTACATTGTTCTTCCATGTAACAAAATCAGGTAACACACATACACATCGTTATCCAACAACATACACACATTCAGCGGGTGTTGTCAACAACGACTTGACCGCCACTACGTATTCAGGAACAACGCTTACTGTCAACGCATCAATTAACACAACATTGTTTGCTACAGGATTCGGTGAATCTGAAATGAACGATAGTCGTAGATTCCTACGATTGTACAATCCAACAACAGGTCGTGGTGGTGTAGCATCGTACACAAGCATTAGTGGTGCTGAATTTAGAGGATGTGTAGGAGATGCGGATTTCGATGCATTGGTAGCAGGGTCAATTACTACACTCAAGGTTGTACCTTCGTATTATACACCCGCAGGTAGCAGTAGGTTCTACGCAGCACGAAGGCTACGTGACCATGCTGAAGTCAGTGGGTCAAGTCCTGACATGGCACACACGCAATACTTCGACGGTGTGGCTGATTTCACTGTTGGGAGTGCATCGTACAACAATGACCCAACAATCACACACGCATCTTCAACAGCAATTAGAGCCAATATGCTTGTATCAGGCTCGGGCATACCCACGGGCGCGTACGTAGCATCAGTAACCGATGCCACGCATTTTGAATTATCAGTATCAACAACAGGTGGGTCAAAGACCGGGCAAACTCTAACCTTCCAAACACCTGCGTATGAGATTTACAAGAAGCCAAAGATGACACCGATGCCGATTCCGCGTATGGGTCATCACTATGTCACACCAACAATGGCTATGTTACCGGGTCATTGGGCGCACCCTGCATACCAAGCCGTGTACGACTTACACCGCGCTTGCCGGTCATCTACGACACCATTGTTGGAAAAACAACTGATGGATGCACAAGGTAAAACGACGCTCAAAGCATCTGTAGCATCATCTGTTACAGACCAATTCTCCGGTCACGACCCACCTATGAATTTCAGTTCTCTAACTGCTACACCATCAGGCCCAAGCGATATACACGGAGGTGCGTTTACCCTGATGTTTGAATCAAAGGTTCGACACGATGGATATGGAATTTTAGCATCTAAAGGACAAGCAGGTGTCATCAATAGCAAGGGTGGGCATACCATTGTTTTGGAAGCCGCCGCTAATTACACACTCGACAATCACTTCCCCGACCCATCAGAAGTTGGTGCGTATCAAATTGTCATACAGCCAAATCTACACACCTCACAACTAACAGGATTCCACGAAAATGGTGGTGCTACTGCACTACCGGATGGGTCTGTCGAAGAACTCACCAACCAACAAGTTGCTTTGGTCATAGGTATGAAGCAAGCCGATAGCACACGCGGTGCTGTAGCACTTGTATTGGCTGAAGCAACAATGGCCGATGTGCGCGGGTGTGAGGTGTTCATCAATGAACTAATGATTGACCTTGACCCTGACCACGGTTCACAATTTACCAATATACCCCCTCTTCTCACGTACAACGCATTGGGTGTGCAAGGCACGGAATCACCTGCGTTTACACGTGCCAACTCATTCCCATACCACCCCGGTATGTTTGCAAACTCCACACCCGGATTTACAACAAACATTCCGTGGTGGTCAATACTTCACAAAACTGGTATAGGAAGCGGTGTTACTGATGACATAGGCCATAGGCATTTGTCGATATATCGCTTTGATGACTATTATCAGTTTTGTAGAGCAAATTATGGTTCTATTTCATCGCAATTGACACTCGCGGGTTATCCGAGTATTTACCCCGATATTTATTCACCAATATTGGAAAATCGCAGTTTGAATCCAAGTGCCGTGGTTACTGATATTGATGTAAACGGTAAATCAGCATGGACAACCAATTCTGCCTTTACGGGTATTCAAGTTGATGATGGAAGAAATTTCATGCAAGAGCCGTATTACGGTCAAAAATTAGAGTACATTGATAAAAATGGGAAAAGGCAATCTAAATTATACGCCATACGTAGTGGTGTAGAAGTAGGTGTAAAAAACACTGCTAACGTGTTTTCCATAGAAGCAATATCAGGTATCGACAAAGACGACACCTTCTACGCTAATTTGGAAGTAGGTATGACGATACGTTTGACACGTGCGTATGATTTCAAACCAGCGGGTTCAATTTTCACTGATGCAAAAACAAGCATCATCACACGCACATTACCACAGACGCTCCAAGGTAGTCGAGATACTAATTCTCTCCACATGGCCGATGCATTCCTTTCTCTTTGGCATCCGAATCTTGGTCGTCCACATACATTCTACAGTGACAGTAGTAGAACTTGGGCCACACCTGCGAGTGACCGTGCTGTAGATGCAAAACCATACAACATGATGCCTGAACATTTTGAAACAATTCACTACCATGATGGAACGTACTATGCGAGCATGGGTCCATTTGGGTTGCTTATTCAAACACCCAAACCGTCGTATAGATACATCAATAACGCGGGTTCACCAACACTTGTAACAAGTGTAACTACAGCCGGACATTTACATACAATACAGCATGATACAGTAAGTGCGGCTATATCGGTAGGCACATATGTTACTATCAATGGAAAAGCCGTTGGAACAGTGTACGCATCTACAACCACTCAAATACAAATTGCACAGCAGAATATACCAACAATCAATGTTGGTGATGAAATCTTTGTTGGTGGGGATGGTACGTTACTTGAGGGCAATGCTACTCATGCGATTAGTGGACTCGCATATCAAGGTGGGCAATTCGATGGAAGTGACGCGCAAACTCAAACTATGCTCAACAAGTTTTGGCCTTGCGGAAGTCGCGGTGGGCCTCTTGTAAGTCGTTTGGATGGATATGCGTATGTATCTACAGCATGGTCATATCCTGAACAATATGACTACAATGCACCTGTTTGGTCAGACCAAGACGATGATGGTTCATACGCTGTATCAAGTGGCATTACCAAAGCAGATTATTCATCTACACATGGTGGTGGTGGAAGCACAAGACCACGACCATTCGGTTACAGATATGGTTTGAGACAACCATACAATCGTCCACAATGGAGCATGTACGGTGCGCGAGGGTTTGTGGAAGCAAACGCAGGTGGTAGCAGCGGCACTACATTTGTACGAGGTTACAAACACGGACCGCTCGTACAAGAAGAAACACAAACTTGGACTTACACAGGTGGTTCGGGTTTGTCAAATGCAACTTACCCAAGCACTTACGTTGGTATAATGGAACGAAAAACCAACTTCAGTGGTATGCTTGCTGGTGATAAATCAGAGTGGCAAGTTAGATACAGTGAAGGGCGTCGAATGACACGACCGTTCGGTTGCCCTGTTCGCACACTACGAAATACAAACAACGTTGCACGTGATTGGTGGGGTGAAGGCGAAGGAAAGAACCTCTCTACAATCGACCAAATCGCAGGTTACTACATTGTAGATTGGTGGGGCAATACACGTGGTGAAGATGTTAGACGATACCCTGTTCGTGGTTTTGGTATCAGACCCGCATGGGATTGCGGAAACGCATACGAGTATGACCGCACCAATGGTCGCACACCATTTGAGCGAATACTGAATGATGAGAAACCAATTTTCAACATGAAGAATGTTGTTGCATGGAACGGCACTACAGTGAGTGTATCGAGTGACTACACACTACCGCGATTTGGTGGCACTTTGAACGATGACAACAACAACAACACCGATAAGTTGGTTGATGTGTTTGCTCCAACTCGTTCGATGCGTATTGGAGATATGGGTAACGGGCGTGGTGTACGTTACCCGACAATGTTCAACGAAGATGTATTAACTGCACTTGACGAACCTACTCGCTCCACCGGTTTGGTGTTATCTCACAACACAGCCGAGCCGCCCGTATCTGACGGTTACATCAGACCACGAAACGATACTCTACAAGCAGATGAAATTACCCGTGGTATCAGTAACAAATTGGATATTGCCGAAGATGGGTTGTTGAAACCTGAAGCAGTAGTCAGTGACCGAATAGAAACCATTTCAGGTGCATCACCACACAAGGACCCAATCAGCCGTTCGTCACCACGTATCGGTATAGATGCTGAAAACGACCAAGCCACTGAAGCAAACCTTGTTGTCATCAACACAGAAGCACACAGCCTCCACACCGACCGCAACGTAGGACAACGTATCGTATTGGAAGGTGGTTTGCAATCAGGCTCACAGACACTTGCTCACTACGACTTAACCGACCTCACCTTTGCAGGTCAGCCACAAGGTGGTGTCATGCGTTTCAGTCACACCAATCCATTCACCGTCTTGGGCGGAACGTATATTCTTGAGGCACGTAACTATCTCAAACATATTGATGACACAGGTTGGACAGCAATTCCAACATCAGGTATGGCTCTTTGGTTGAAGGCTGATAATTTGACACTTGCAAATGGTGCGGCTGTTACACAATGGAATGACCTATCGGGTAACTCAAGAAATTTCACACAATCATCGAGTAGTTTACAACCATCATACGTAGCAAGCGATGCTGATTTCAACAATATGCCTGTCATCAATTTTGATGGTTCGGATAAATTGGCACTTGATTTTGATGCTGGTTTAAATACTAATCAATTTACTATCTTTATTGTTACAGCCGTGAGTTCCGACACTGATGCTATTGAAGCAATTATTGACAGTCGAAGCGCATCACCTGTGACACGTTCAGGTTTCAATTTCTACGCTGATATGAGAAATAGCGGTGGTGCAAACAATTGGGAATTTTGGGTCGGTGCTAATAGTAGTTGGTCGGCTATCAGCGCAAGTAGTTCATCAGTTTCAACGAGTGGCGCTCCGTCACTTTTGGTGGGGCAAATCAGCGGCGGTGACGGTGCAGGTGCTTCAGCCGCCCAACTCTTCCGTGTCAATGGAACGCAAATCGGGACAGCCACACCTACATTCTACAAATCAACAGCAGATGCATCACAGTTGGGAACAAACGCCACATCTTCGTATCAGTTGAATGGTGATATGTCCGAGATTATCCAATACAACCGCGCTCTAAGCACAGAAGAAATCAAACAAGTGGAAGCCTACCTCGCTACAAAGTACGGCATCAGTGGCACAGCCGGATTCAAGACAAGCAATCCATACGAAACAGCAGCATTCCCCGCTGTCTTAAGCCAAACAAACTACGGCGACAAGAGTGTAAAATTCCTTGTGCGACCTGTACGTATGCTTGACAAGCAACACGTTGAGATTTTCCGACCAAACAATTCACTTCACAGTAGTTCACCGCAATACGGTTCGACCGCTTACAGTGCAACGGCAGGTGGTAAGTATGGTGTGTTTGCTTACGAGATGCCGAATGCACGTGCATCATCTGTGTACATGCGTGGTACTAATCCTGATACGAATCCACCTTACGCACCTGTGTACAGAATCGTACCGGGTGTCAGCGACAGCGTACCTGTTGGTAAGGGACCGAAACTACTCGGCTCGGGCATGGCTGACTTTGATAAGACAACAATCGGAACTACAGTCAGTCGATTGGTCATCAGCGAGAATACACTTCAACATCACCGTTCAGATGCCGCTCGCCGAAGAACTGTAGTTGATGATGATGGTGTAGAAACACGTATGGATTACAACGTTCAGCCAAGGTTTAGTCAGTCTCTCCATCCTAAAGGCCATAAAGGAGATGTGACCTTCAATACATCAGACCATAGTGGTGATGCCGCATGATGCCGATGGACGACGCTTGGGGTTACCTTGAGAAGAAACTTTGTCCTGAAGGAAAAGCGGCAGCAAAACGTAAGTTCAAAGTTTATCCATCAGCCTACGCAAACGGTTGGGCTGTACAATACTGCAAGGGTAAATTCCGTAAGAAGAAGGGGAAGAAGAAATGATTTCCTTTGAAGATGCATGGGCTGTTATCAAAGCCAAGAAAGATGCTCCTAATTACAGGAAAGCAACTGATTCAAAGAAATGTGGTAATTGCAAGGCATGGGATTCATCGAAAACAGATGACCCGATGACAGGTTATTGTAAGTGGTACGACTTCAATTGTCGTGCCGACCACGTGTGCGATGCATGGGCGGGGAAGAAATGACTGAAGTTCTTGTTCGTAAAAATTTGAACCGATGGTTCAAGGAAAAATGGGTGGACGTATCACGTAAGGACAAAGATGGGAAACACCCACCATGTGGTCGTTCTAAAGCCAAGAAGGATAGCAAGGGTTATCCTAAATGCAGACCGAGTGTAAAGGTCAGTAGCAAGACTCCAAAGACAAGCGGCTCTATGACAGAGGGACAGAAGCGTGCCGCAACCAAACGCAAGCGTTCTAAGAAACAAGGAGTAGGTGGTAAACCTACAGTAGTAAAGATGGTCAAGGTGATTTGATGAGTGATGAATTTTGTGATTGTTGTACTCCGGGTGAGATGGCATTTGAATTTCTCAAGGCGAAGAAGAAGAAGAGTAAGCCATTCCACGGTTACAACCCAAACAAACACAGTCGTAAGGGTGGATTGAATGCAAAGGGTCGAGCCGCCGCCAAGCGCAAGACAGGCGCGAATCTGAAACCACCCGTCACGACCAAGCCAAGTAAACTCAAGCCCGGTTCCAAGAAGGCCAAGCGACGCAAATCATTCTGCGCTCGTATGTCAGGTGTGAAAGGACCGACAAGTAAGAAGGGTAAGATGACACCGAAAGGTGCGGCGCTCAAGAGATGGAATTGTTAGTGATGCATTATGACATTGATTACTGACACAACCGTAGGTCGTTTCAGCACCAATGTCAATGAAGTCATGGACCACGTGCGTAAGCCTGTGTTCGTGGACAACGCTATCCATCATGCTCGCGTGGAAGTGACTATGGATGGAAAGAACAAAGTCACTATAGAGAAGAACAATGCGACAACATTCAAGGTCACACCTGAACGTAAATACAAAATTGTCGAAGGGGAATCATCTTTACAAGTCACCCACAATTTAACGCCCGGACACAATTATACCGGTAACCCGTTCTATAGCGATGACAAAATTTCAGATTCAAATCAACCTGACCTTTTGTTCAACGCAGATGCGATTTCACAACGGTTAGCACCTTCCAGCAACATTTCCAGCACGACAGGAAGAACGTTGTTTCTTCAAAATATGAAGAATCGGCGAATTTCAGATGTGGGTTTTTCGGGTGATAAAGTGCATTTTGCCAGTCCTATCGACGTTGGTTTAAGAACTACAGACTTAGCGTTGTTAATGGGCAAGGCCACAAATGGTGAGGACATTTCTATCAACATTGGACCGCCACTTGCTGCTACAAATGCATCACAAAATCGCCGCCATCATTCCACACGGTATGTAGCACGCGACTTTAGAAATGTCAATCTCGGTACAGCATTGAAATTTATTTCAAGACACGACAAACGTATGACGTTGTTTGATAAATTTGGTAACTTGATGTATGTACCAATGAAATTTGCTGATTCAGAAAAAGTTGTGAATAAAAATTATCGCGTGGGCGATGTACAAGAAGACCCTATAGATGACATGCCAAACAGAATACTTGTTGAGGGTGCATCGAGGGCTTTGAACGACACAGCACATGCAATTATCAACGATGCAGAAAAACAAGCGGGTGCTGAAGGCACGATGATAGAACAAACATCTGCAATCAAAGACATCACAGTAAACACCAAACAAGGTGCGAAGAGATTAGGACGACAAATCCTCTTAGCAAATGCAACACAAAAGGGTCGTGTAACATCTAACGGACACCCGAGACTTACAAATGTAAGGCCGGGTGATACCTTGTATTACGACGGGGTAACAAAAACTGTGATGGAGGTACGACACAATTTACCTGAAGCGACCAGTGACCTTGTGTTAATGAACATCGACACAGGACTTGAAGGTGTAATATCTGATGTAATGGAGGGGATGGTTATCGAAGATACTACAACAGCGCCTGACACTATCGTACAAAAACAAACAATTGATTTATCGTTTTTCGGACAAATCAAACTTCTTTGTACACTTAACATTCAAGTAAGAGAAGTCGGTACAAGTGGTATGCTCTTGGGCGGTACAAAGGGTACAAAGACGAGGGGGAAGATTGGAGGTAATGGTTTAGGATTAGGCGCTGTAAAACGCGGTGTAACCAATATCAACAAACAAATAATACCGGAGGAACTCTAACATGCCAGTATCTAATCATCTACGTAGATTGCTCACGAAGACAATCGCAGACAATATCAACGAAGTTACTCTCGGTTTTGATGGTACTACTGCCACATCATCCGATGGTGCGGCAGGGCGACCTGCTATCACGCTCACGCCTACAGTCACGATTATTGATGATGATACATTATTGGTCGAAGCCATTCTCCCATTCGCTGATTCATTCGATGAAACTATCAAGGAAGTCTATGTCCAATTCCGTGGGGCAAGTAGTTTTACACCTATCGGTCGGTTCACAACTCGCCCTATCACAAAAACTTCAACCAATGAATTGGTAGTTCAAATTACAATCGAGGTGGCATAATGGCAGGTAACCCCCTATCAGGACATACAAACGCGAACATGACCCTTTCCGGCTCTGCTTCAGCGGCAGACAAACTCATTGATGGGTCGCACATCCTATCACCCTCAATCACCAATCTCTACGAAGGTGTACATGGTAACGGCATTCTGTTGCTCCAAGATACGGCATCAGGTGACAGTAACAGAAGCGTACCTGAAGATTTACCGGGTGTTGTAGAACAACAAACAAATGCATACACTGTGAGAATTACCGGCGGACACTGTGTGATAGACGGTGTTATCTACACCTTTGCCAATGGTCCGGGTAGCCACGTAGACATGGCACTTACCAACAGCGACGGTAAGACAGGTAGCCCTGCTACTCTATCAAGCGGCCAAGAGGCTCTCTGCGTTGTGTATGTTGCCTCTGATGGTAGTGGTGCATCAAAGAATGTGTTTTGGGAAATGGGTACACCTGTGACTACAGCGAGTAACACATACCCATCAGCACCTGTATCATTCCTCAATGCACCCAATGCATCACTGACGGTGAAGCAAAGCGTTGTCTTGGCTGTCTTGCGTGTTGTGTATGCAGCAGGTGGTGACTACAACATCAGTGTATCAGAAAGTAATGACAAGCGTGTATTCCTCCGCCCATCACCGATTTACTTTACACCTGTTACTTCAGGTGCGGTCGGTGCAACAACAGCGGTTGACAGTCATGCTGAACTTGATGCTCTACACACGGGTGCGGCTCAAGCGGCTGACTTCGCAGCGTCAACTCTCGGTGGTATGTGGCAATCCTTTGGTGACCAAATCAGTAGCACCACAGCAGGTGACAACGACAAAGACGTTCTCTACTACAGTGCTACCCACGCCGCACGATTCACAAGGTCAGTCTTTGACCGTGTGCTTACGAGTACAGCCACATCAATCGACCTAACAGCGGCTGATGCGAACATCCTTGTTTTGAATCCCGGTGGTTCATTCGCTGTTACTACAAGCGGTTGTTTCCCCGCCGGTTACGTCATCGAAATCAAGAACACTCATGGGTCTAACACGGGAACATTCGCCTTGACCAATTCAACTACATCAGCGATTGGTGATACGGCAGATGCTGATGGTGGGTATGCACGATTTGTTTGTACAGTAAGCGACGCATCAAACCCTACCTTTGTCAGACTTCAGTGATGAGTCTTGCCAAATGTGGCCGCACTCTTTGCAGAACAACAGGCGCATACGCTCACGCTCTCCATCAAGGAATCGTGCTGACAGCCTACGGGGTATGTGGTTGTGTCCACAACGACGACACTTGACCTTCAAGCGCTCAAGCAATCGACCCATGTTACTCATCCTTCTTAAGCGAAAAGAAGGCGTATACACTGTACGTCATCCATGCCAAATATCCCACGCTGAATACCGTAAGGAATGATATACAACCCGCACCTATGATGTAGGTAATATCATTCATCATTCCACCGGCCTTCGCCCGATAATGTCGTCAATGCGTAGGATAGCGTTGGTCACCTCGGTTGCGCTTAGGACGGCTTGACGGACAAGTTCTGTGGGTTCGACTACACCATGTTCTGCCATGTCTGTAATACCGCCGTCGTTCACATCAGGACCCATAGATGTGCTACCGTTGAGGACAGCGTGGCGCATAGCCAACACTGTGTCGAGCGGGTCATGCCCTGCGTTCTCTGCGATGGTAGCCGAGATAGACTCAAGCGCATCAGCGAATGCCTCAATCGCCATCTGTGCGCGACCACCGAT